TGGGTTCTCACGTTCAGCCCATTCTTTCACAGTGGAGTGCCAGGGCTGTATCAGCTCTAACACATCTTTCTGCAGGAAGCCTTTGCTTTCCGAATATAATTGGAACCATTGCAACTCTGTGGCAATCTTATTTGCCTGTGCTGCTTGTGGTTCACGACAATCCAGGTTCACAACCAACTGATAGGCTGTTATGATGCTACGGCTTTGGTTGTCGTCCCAGAAACTGGGTACTACACGGCTTATATCCACGGTATTGCATGCTGTGAGAAATAATAGCATGCTGATCGATAATAAGATTTTTTTCATAAAGATATTTAGTCATAGATAACTACGATAAGGCCCTTTTAGTTAAATGGTATAACAGTTGATTAGTAATCATCTATTGGCAGTTCGATTCTGTCAAAGGGCACCAGAGTTGCTTATACCCTATCAGGCGGTGTATAAATACATCGATAGGAGAAAGCTATGAGCATTAGTAATCAAAAAGGAGATATCGGAGAGGCTTCATTTGTATTAGCTGCGGTAAAAAAAGGATACTATGTTGGCAAAATGCCACAGGACTGTCCTTATGATTATGTCTTAGATAAAGGCGATGGTCCCAAGCGTGTACAAGTAAAGTTTAGATCGTTAGCAAAGAATGGCACAATATGTATTCATACTACAAGTGCCAGTTTATCAAGTTATAAAGAGTATACTGTATCAACTGTAGATTACTTTGCTGTTTATATTCCTGATATAGATAACGTATTCTTAATACCTGCCAACGATGTTCTTAGAGGATCATCGTCTGCATTTAGGTATTATCCGACTAAAAATAACCAGTCTGAAAATGTCAGATTTATAACTGAATATAAAGATTGGTGATAACTAAAGTTATGCGACTATGATGTAGGGGTAACCTGTCACGTTGCCAACGTGAATTCGCCAGTTCGAATCTGGCTAGTCGCTCCAAAACTCTTAGCGGAGTTCGTATAGTGATAATACCTCAGCCTTCCAAGCTGATGCGAAGGGTTTGATTCCCTTACTCCGCTCCAAAAACACCATTGACAAATATCACATACATGCTAATATGATAATAAGGCCTGCTTAGTGTTGTTGGTCAGCACGGGAGATTGTGGATCTCCAAGAGTTGGTTCGAGTCCATCAGCAGGTACCATTACAGGAGTCAGATATGAAACACTATTCGGAAAATGAATATATCATCATGCTACTGGAAGAACAGACTGGACGCATCCAGAATCTGGAACGTAAGGTGGGCTTGCTGGAGAGCAAGAATAGCTTTCGTAGCATGGGAAAGAAACACGCCAATCTGGCATTGCAGGATACCCAAGTTACGGGCCGGCATACCAGCAAAAAAGATAATTAATCAATTAATGCGGGGTAGAGCAGTAGCAGCTCGTCTGGTTCATACCCAGAAGGTCGTGGTGTGCAAATCCCACCTCCGCAACCAATACACAGGGTGATAGATGTTAGCCAAACTCAAAGATTTCTTCTTGGTCAGCTACCATAGCGATCGCATCGCTTTCATGCTGGAGATGTTCAGCTTCGTTGTCACAGTAGGCGCCAGCCTGGGGTTAGCTATCAATGCTGCCCACCCAGATATGGTCATGCTGTATCCCTGGTACTTCATAGGCAGCGTCACTGGTTGTCTCGCACACTATCGCAGGCAACTGGTATGGCCCTGGCTGATAACGGCATTCTTTACCGTGAGTAATGTGTTCGGTTTCTTCCGAGCATTGGAGATGATATAACGGGGCGTAGCACAGCCTGATAGTGCGCCTGCTTTGGGAGCAGGAGGTCCAAGGTTTGAATCCTTGCGTCCCGACCAAATTAAAGGGCCCTTAGCTCATCTGGGAGAGCGATGCTTTTGCAAGGCATAGGTGGTCGGTTCGAGTCCGACAGGGTCCACCAATTCACGGGGCATAGCGAAGCCAGGTTATCGCGCAAGTCTGGGGGACTTGAGACCGGAAGTTCGAATCTTCCTGTCCCGACCATCTTAAATACCCCATGCCAAGCATCTTCATCAGCATTGCCAATTATAAAGATCTGGAAACACTCAATACAGTGGATCAGGTGATAAAAAATGCCAGCGGCCAACATCAGTTGACCTGCATGGTTTTCAGCCAGTTGGATCTGACAGATGACAGGTTCCAAGCCTTGGACCTGATTCCTGGCGTCATACACCAGGTAGTGGACTATCGACTCAGCCACGGTGTATGTTGGGCCAGGGCACAGATACAGAAGCATTATACAGGGCAAGACTATTACCTGCAGATAGACAGCCACATGTTATTGGATCTAAACTGGGATCTGACCCTTATAGATCAATTAAACAAAGCACCTGTGGACAAACCTGTGCTCAGTTGTTATCCCATGCCTTACACTATCGATGAGCAGGGCATGCGCCATGTACCTGTGCGTAGCACTTGTGATTTCCAGATATATCTCAAAGACAAGGTACCTTATGGTGGCAGCGGGCCGGTAGCTGATAGCCAGATACCCATACCCAGCTTATTCCTGGCAGCAGGATTCATATTCGCACCTGGCAGTTGGGTCACTGATGTGCCATATGATCCTGAACTTTTCTTCATCGGCGAAGAAGTGAGTCTCAGCATACGCAGCTATTGCCAGGGCTATCGCATGTTCAGTCCAGGTTGCCACGTGGTGGCGCATCTGTATAACACAGGGAATGTAATCCGCCCCATATTCTGGGATCTGGCAGAAGATCTTCAGAGAAGCATCCTTTGGTATCTGCGTGATGAAACCAGCTTATTGAAGGTCAAATTGATATGCCAGGGCCGTTGGCACGGCACATATGGTATAACCAATTTGGATAGTTTCGCAGAATACAAGGCTGCCGTCCTGGAGAAACATCAAGTGGATATCACACAAGTAACCATCTAGCATCTGTAGCTCAACTGGATAGAGCGTCTGACTTCGAATCAGAGGGTTGTGGGTTCAAGTCCTGCCAGGTGCGCCAAGATATATATAGACAAGAACATGTAAATGTAGTACATTAAACATCAAGCCCCAGTAGTCCAATTGGTAGAGGCATCGGTTTTAGGTACCGAGTGTTGGGAGTTCGAGTCTCTCCTGGGGCACCAAAATTTAGACGGCAGTGTGGTTTCACGGTATATTTGCCCTGTCGCATGTGTGACAAACTAAGGGGTCGATATACGAGGTCGGGGGAACTAGTGCTAAGGCAGCGTAGTTTGTAACCTTGGTAACCCGGACACTGAAAAGGGGGTCGACACCCGTTCCGTCTAAATTTTCTTTATATCAGTCCCTGTGTGAGCTGTGTGCGTAGGCTAGCATCATCCAGATATCGGATGATCACATATTCCACTTCCAGTATCAATTGATCCAGTGGCACATCAAACCATTCACCAGCCAATCTCTGGTGCTTGAGATTGCGATGTATCACAGTTTCCAGCATCTTGGTACGTGTCACAGGCAGTTCCGCCTGATGTAATATGCTCAGGGGCAGGGGAAATCCGGTCTGCAATTCTCGGAGCCTACGCACAGGATCCTTGCTGATACCCACCTTATATGGAGGAGCGGTAGATCCGATGATATAGATGTAGCTGTGTCTCATGCGGATACTTATATACCAGATTTATGCAGTGTTAAATTGTGCTGCCACTAAGTATGCTGTAGAGTAAGCATATGAAAGCTCAGATAGCACTATTCCAGAACCACCCTGCATGTAGCCGTCAATGTTGCAACGGCATGATCACTGCTCTTAAAAACGATTTCCATATAAGCATATTCGGTGTCAAAGATGACCTGGACCAGGTGCTGGCTGGCAAACACATGGTGGCATTTCCTGGTGGCATCGGCGATGCTAGCCTGTATCACAAGTTCTTCCGTCGCCGTAATGTGGATAAGATAGTGGACTTTGTCCAAAATGGCGGCAAGTATCTGGGCATATGCATGGGTGCTTATTGGGCTGGTAAGAATTATTTCGATCTGTTAGACAACAACATAGACGCTGTGCAATATATCAAGCGTCCAGATGCTGAAGTCAAACGGCCCTACAGCACCACAGTCAATGTCAACTGGTTAAACCAGGAACATGACATGTTCTTCTATGATGGTTGTACTTACACTGGTGACACAAGTAAATTTACCACCATAAGCACTTATGCTAATGGTGAACCCATGGCCATCATGCAGCACAACCTGGGCCTGATAGGATGCCATCCTGAGAGCGAGGCAAACTGGTATGACAAACCTTATCTCAGAGACAGGTGGCACAAAGGTGTGCATCACGAGTTGTTGCGGGATTTCGTGGTACAGTTACATAAAAATTAGACGTTTAATTTCTTACGATAATCTGCAAAGTTAGCTTCACGATCTTCCAGGGCCCCTGCGCCGCCATTCACACGTTTGGTCACGAGTGTGACATTGCTGAAATCTGTCACATAAGGCTTGACCCAGATCTTCCAGAATATCACGCTGGCTTTGGCTCCCACGTCTGGTCGTTCCAACAACTCAGGATGTTTGACCAGATCTATGTTCATCTCTTTACCGATGCGATTGTACCAGTACTTGCCTGTGATGTGCATAAATCCACGACCCCGATAACGATATCCATCACCTGGACGGTCATTACCCAGCTTGCCTTCATATTGGCGGAAATAACTCTTATCACCTTTTTCCACTAGACGAGTAAAGCCAGCCGTTTCTGTAGCACTCTGTGCCAACAATGCAGCCAGTTCCACACCCTTGATTCCCTGGCTCTGTGCATACCTGCTTATCATGTTCTGACGTTGTACATCAGCATTTGTGCTGGTGCTGGGACCATATTGTTTCTTAGCTTCAGGACTGGCAGGTGTATCAGCAGGTTGGTTTTTTATGAATTTGCCCAGTTCATCGTTGTCTTCAGGTGCGGTGGCTTGCTGTGAGTTATTAGCCGTGGCAGCTTTACGATCAGGCATCAGCCCGATACCTGCAGTTGCCAACCCTGCACCAGCCAATGATCCCAGGAATCCACGTCGGGACAGGTCAGCTTCAGTTATTTCATCTACAAACATTTCATATAATAGCATCGGTTATTTACCGTTTCTTGGCATCTAGCATAATAGGTGTGCATATATAGAACACATTGGGGATTAGTTTAATCGGTAGAACAGCGGACTTTGACTCCGTCAATCCAGGTTCGAGTCCTGGATCCCCAGCCCGCATATATAAGATTGCGGTCCTGCAAGAATAAAACAACCGCCTCCGCCACACATGAAACGCAGGATGGGCTGTGTGTGCCAGACCGTAGGGTGTCTGACAAAAAACCCTACACAAATTGGAGAGGTGGGCGAGTGGTTGATGCCTTCAGTCTTGAAAACTGACGAACGTGCAAGCGTTCCGTGGGTTCGAATCCCACCCTCTCTGCCAGGAATTGGAATGAATCTGAGATTAACACGCCCTATAAGATTACAAAATAATTGGTTTATCAAGATATTTCCTGGCAGTGAAAATTGGTTGCAATGGACCCAGTTAGATGCCCATAAGCGCATACATGATCCCTTAGAGCAATGGTTATCTGATTGCATGAGTGGCGATTACCAACTGGAATTCGTTCCTGAACATGGGTTACCCACATGGCGCCTGCTGATGCGAAACGAACATGACCTCAGCAGTTTCTTATTGGCTCACAGCAGCTGAATCAGCGATAAATAGCTGGGATAAAAAAAATGCCCAGATTAAGCCTTTACAGAGAAAATCACAGCAACGACTACCGGTTCCAGGATCGTCGCATCAGCGAGTTGTTCACCATCAGTGGCGTGGGCATAAATGTCCACAAATTCTTAGGTGCTGCTCAGCAGATCAACACAAACGATGCCACACAGCCCACTTATCTGAACCAGAGCGAGAAGAACATCCAGGATCTGTTATTCCTGGAAAACCGTGATCGCACCTATGATAAGAGCGTGTATAACCTGCGTGGCCACTACACCATCCAGGACAACGATTTCAACCTGAGCCAGTTCGGTCTGTTCATGACCAACGACACAGTGTACATAACATTACACATAAACGACATGATAGAACGCATAGGTCGCAAGATCATATCAGGCGATGTGTTCGAGATGCCACATCTCAAAGACTATTGGCCACTGGATGACAGCATACCTGTGGCACTGAAGAAATTCTATGTGGTGCAGGAAACAACCAGAGCAGCAGAAGGCTTTGCACCCACCTGGTGGCCACACCTGTGGCGTTGTAAATGCGTCCCCATGGTGGACGGTCAAGAGTACAGGGAGATATTGGATGCAGATGCTGATGATACCGGGTTGAATCCCAGTGCCGATGGTAGTAAAGTGAGAGATGGCATAAGTGCCTATGTGCAGAACATTGCCATCAATGAAGCCATAGTGCTTCAAGCAGAAGCAAGTGTTCCCAAATCAGGATACAGTACTGCTAACCTGTGGGTATTACCCAGCAATGCTAATATCACTGGCAGTGGCAGCAGCGTCACCGCTGATAATACATATTATACCTCAGATTTGATCAAACTTACCGTGGATCAAGATTACGATAATCCAGCTTTTGCCATATCTGGATACCTGGTAGGTGATGGTACTGCTCCCAACAATGCAAGTGTGTTGCCCAGTACCACATTCCCCAGCAATCCTTATAACGGACAATATGTATTGAGGTTGGATTATCTGCCACATCGGTTATTCAGATTCGATGGGTTCCGTTGGGTAGCTATACAAGATGCAGTAAGACAGGCTATGACAGGCACCAAGAACACCAGCCTCATGGGATCATTTGTCAATAACACCAACAAGACACATGTACGCAACAATGGTACTATCGATGAAAGGCAGACATTGAATTCATTGTTCACAACCATCACACAAGCACAAGGACCCAGATGAGCCAGTTTTTTTATGACAAACAGATCAGACGTTTCTTGGAACAATTTGTCAGATACTTCAGTTATTTTGAGGTGGAATATGGGCAGGATCGTCAGGGCAATAAAGTGCTATATCGTGTGCCCTGCCGTTATGCAGATACCAATCGTAATGTGTCCAGCATACTGAAACAAAACTCAGACAATGCCATGAACAATGTTCCCATGATAGTAGTCTATCTGGACAATATCAGATATGATCGCGACAGGGTACAGGACCCCAGGTTCATTGACAAGAAAAGTTTCCGTACCAGCATACCTAACCAAGGCTCAGGCACCGGAGCTCAACAGGGGCAGGCATTCACGCTGGAACGATTGATGCCAGTGCCATACAGGTTGACTGTGAAGATAGAGTTATGGACCAGTAACTTCGACCAGAAATTACAACTGTTCGAACAGATACTACCGCAATTTAATCCTGACATGGAGATACAAAATACAGACAATTACCTGGACTGGACCAGTCTCAGTTATATCCTTCTCACGGATGTGGCTTGGACTACCAGGAATATACCAGTGGGTACCGATGATCCCATAGATGTGGGCGCCATGACTTTCGAAGTGCCCATCTGGTTAAGCCTACCCAGTAAGTTGAAGAAACTGGGCGTGGTGTTACAAGTGATAACCACCATATATGATGCCATGGGTAATCCCAGCCAGGCTCTAGTAGACCAATCTGATCAGTTGGGCAACAGGCAATATTTCACACCCATGGGTTATCAATTGGTATTGCTGGACGGTGTGGTCACGTTA